GGATTAGCACATAAGTGGATTGCTGATAGAGTCTTTATGAACCACCCATATAGTGATAGTAAGACATGGGTGCCTTATGCTGTATCACAATATGAATTAGGATATGCTAAAGAGTTAATACTGTTAATTAAGTTAGATGTTTCAACAAGATGGTGGAAGTCAGTTTCACAGTATCCTTGGCTTGCCATCAACACGAGACTTAAGTTTGGCGATGGTAGAGGTGCTGCACCATTTCAATCAGCAGTTGTATATCTTGGCAAAGATTTAGATAGATTCAATGATGTATTTGGTAAGTATGGAACACTATATGTACCACATAGAAATCTGTCACATGATATGCAGACAAACCTATCAAAACTATTATAATGAATATATCAACTAAAATACTATGCAACTAAGACCACATCAACTTGAAGCTGTAAACGCCATGTCTAACAATACTAAAGGACAAGTTATTGTTCCTACTGGTGGTGGTAAGACTATGTGTATGATTGAAGATGCTAAGAGAAGATTTTCTCAAGATAGTTTGCCAAGAACTATTGTTGTAGTTGCTCCTCGTATTTTACTTGCAAATCAACTATCAGCAGAGTTTCTTGAGCATATTACTGATGTTGATGTGATTCATGTTCATAGTGGAGAGACACATCACAACAGCACAACTAAGACCGACCAACTTGAGTATTGGTATCACAACAGCACAGAGAATATTCTAATCTTTACAACATATCATTCACTACACAAGATACAAGAGACTGATATTGAAGTTGATACTATCTATTTTGATGAGGCACATAATTCAGTACAGAAAAACTTTTTCCCTGCTACTGAACATTTCTCTCATCTTGCTAAAAGATGTTACTTCTTTACTGCTACACCAAAGCATAGTCGCTCTCCTGTTAAGGCGGGTATGAACTGGCCAGAGTATGGTCAAGTGATATGTCAAGTGCCTGCTCCACAGTTAGTTAAAGAAGGTTACATATTACCACCTAAAGTTGAAGTTTATCAATCAAGAATACTACATAAAGATGAGTTACTTGCTGAGCGTGATTGCGAACAGATGATTGACTCGATTGACAATATATGTAAGAATAAGGTATTGATATGTGCTAAGTCAACTAAACAAATCATTGCTCTATTATCTCAAACAGATTTCATTGAAGAGTTAGCAGAGCGTGGTTATTCATGGTTGACTATCACATCTAAAACTGGTGCTATCGTAGATGGCGAGAAGGTTGATAGAGAAGAGTTCTTTAATACTCTTAATACTTGGGGCAGAGATACAACTAAAAAGTTTGTAGTTCTACATCATAGTATTCTATCTGAGGGTATCAATGTCAATGGATTGGAAGCAGTTCTATTTCTTCGTAGTATGGACTACATAGGTATAAGTCAAACTATCGGGCGTGTAATACGTCTAGGAGACGCCACAAAGACGTTTGGTTTAGTTTGCATACCTGTCTATAGCAAAGTTGGAATTAGCACTGCTCGCAAAGTTGAAGTGGTTGTTGATACTGTATTCAACAAAGGCGAGCCAGCAATCTCAATAGTAAACAATTAATTAAATGAATTTATTAGTTGCTGGTAGAGTCGCTGGTTCTTGCTTGATTATTGTTGCATATTTTGTTATACTACATATATCAACACTTTATGGTGCAATTATTCACGTTATTGCTGATGTTATTTGTATGCCCTTTTATATCAAACATAAACAATTTGATGTTGTAATCATGTTATGTTTTCTAGCGACAATAGCAATTAGTAAAATTACTATCTTACTACAATGAAAGACCAAGCCTCAGTTGGGGAAGAAACACCAGCTATCAAATATGATAGAGCATTATCTCTATTCACAGAGTCAGTATTAAAACCTGACCACGATTTGCGTGGTTGCGCTCATAATCAAGGTTGTTATGAACAACTTATGGAAATAAGACAACACGTTTTAGATTATCTTAAAACTTTAAAAGAAGTTACACATCACACAAATGCTGATGAGAGTGATGAGATAGAAACTGAGAAATTAATTGAAACTAAAAGAGTTTATACTGAGAAGGAATACTGGGAAGGCAAAGTGCCTGATGACCAGTTTGAAAACTATCTTAACAAATATGGTTACGAATATACACCAACTGTGACAGTTGATAAACCTACACACAGGGCTCGCCATTCTGACTTAGATGCTCTATAATATCAATGGGGAAACAAAATCATCTTAGTTATGATTTTTGTTTCTCGCACCTTATTATACATAATCATGGATAAAACCAAAGAAGAGTGTATTACTCTAATTGAAAACTATTACTGTCAGAGATTAACTGAATTAGTAGATTTAAAGATGTATGATGAAGCACACGCCATCTTTGAGGAATTTTCACTTGGCGATGATGAATCATATCAATGGTTTTTTATTAAAATATTGGAAGATACAACAAACGAATGAAAACTGCATTGATTACTGGTGGTGCTGGATTCATAGCACATCACTTGATTGCTCGTATTCTAACTCAAACAGATTGGAATATAGTTACACTTGATAGACTTGATTATAGTGGCAATCTCAATCGTCTCAATGACATTTTGCAATATGAATGTACACCGAATGAGAGAAAAAGAGTTAAGGTAGTTTGGCATGATTTGAAGGCAGAATTAAATCCACTCGTAAGACGTGAGATTGGTAAGGTAGATTATATTTTACACCTTGCTGCTGGCTCTCATGTTGATAGGAGTATTGATTATCCTATGGAATTTGTGATGGATAATGTAGTGGGAACTTGTAATATATTAGAGTTTGCTAAGTCACTTGACAACTTAGAGAGATTCTTATATTTTAGTACTGATGAGGTATTTGGGCCAGCTCCTGATGGTATTAAGTATCAAGAGAATGATAGATATAATTCTACAAATCCATATAGTGCTACCAAGGCAGGCGGAGAAGAATTAGCAGTTGCCTACGAGAATACATATCAACTACCAGTTTATATAACTCACACTATGAATGTATTTGGCGAGAGACAGCACCCAGAAAAGTATATTCCAATGTGTATTCGTAGAATACGAGACGGCGAGAAAGTCACTATCCATAGTGACAGTACGAGAACTGTACCAGGCTCGAGACACTATATACACGCTGATGATGTTGCGAGTGCTGTGCTGTTTCTACTTAATTATAAAGGTAAGTTTGAGAAAACATGGGGCAATGCTAAATGCCCTAAATTTAATGTTGTAGGTGCTGAAGAGTTAGATAATCTAAAACTCGCCCAGATAATTGCTCAAGCACAAGATAAGAAATTAAAATATGAAATGGTTGACTTTCACTCATCAAGGCCAGGCCATGACTTACGTTACGCACTAGACGGCAGTAAGATGCGAGATTTAGGGTGGACACCTGATGCTACTGTAGTTGAGAGACTACGAGACGTTACAAAGTGGACACTACAAAATGAGCGTTGGTTATAATCCACAAGTCAACGATTATGTAGTATGGACTACCTCTATGGGGCAAGTCCATAAAGGTTGGGTATATTTTGTTGCCAGTGAAGCAGAGCATAAAAAAGGTTGGCAAACGCCTGCAAGATATATCTCTATCGAGATCGCTACTAAACCTCGCCCCCAATGTGACTTGACTACATTTCTACATAAACGTATTCATGTATGTTTATGTTGCTTTGAATCAAATTGGCATGAGGTGAAATTGGTGAAAAGAAGAAAAAATAAACATGACGATACAATAATATGGGAATCGAACATGGCAATGTATTAGTGTGCCAGTTTTATTAGTGTCTATTAAGTGGATGCCAAGCATAACGTGTGCATTATAATAAGGATATACAAATGAATTTCTTTTTTATTATGTCACTACCACTCTACACTTCCTATTCTGAAGAGACACAAACTTTAATTGAAGAGTTCCTAGAAAATACATTCGGTTGGGATGAAGATGAACTTGTTGGATTCATTGAAATATATGGCGAAGAGAAATTCAAATTATATTTTGAAGAATATGCCGATATGGTAGATGATATTGGTAATGATGTTGTTTCATCATTCTTAAATGTTTTTGATATTGAAAGCGTATCAAGTTGCCGTGATGCTTATCAAGGTAGATTTGATAGTGGTGCTGAGTTCGCTCAACAGTTAGCAGAGGATTGTTGTATGGTGCCAAGAGAAATGTCAGGTTGGATAGAGATAGATTGGAAAGCAAGTTGGGATAACCTAGACTATGATTATGTAGAGTGTAGCGACGGGCATATCTTTAGTCAAAACTTTTAAATTGTATGGGTGTATGAGAGTTAATTCTAGATCAACATACTTAATGGTAGTTCAAACATTTGCGTACTCAACTACCGCCCATAACCA